GCTCGTAGAGGTTCTGCTACACATACTCTTGTAGAACAATATTTAAAAGGTGAAACACCATCAATTCGTGATGTATTGCCATTAGGTATGTTTCGACTATTGAAACCATATCTTGACCAAGTAGATAATATTCATGCATTAGAACAAATCATGTATAGTAAAAAACTGACCGTTGCAGGTCAAGTCGATTGTATTGCAGAATACAATGGTAAACTATCTGTGATTGATTTTAAAACAGCAAACAAAGAACGGGTTGATTCTTGGAACGAGAACTACTATATTCAATGTACTGCTTATGCGATTATGTATGAAGAGTTATTTGGTACACCAATCGAACAGATTGTAATTCTACAAGCTGGCGAAGATGGTTCATGTAAGGCATTCGTTAAGAACAAAGCAGACTACATGGAAAAACTTGAAGCCGCAATCAAAGGTTTCTATAAATATTACGAAGAGAAGACAGGTAATAAACCAAGTTAGTCCATCTCTTTAAGGGGGACTTAAATGAATAAAATCATATCAGGAATTATTATGGGAATGTTTAGTACCATTGCTGTAGCATTATTTTCGGTAAGTGCAACTGCTGATGACCACTATGAATTTTGGCCATCAGCCGCACCGATTATATGTGGGCAAACCAAACCAATGTTAGAATACATAGCTAATGATGGTATGGTGCCATTTACAGTATCATTCGGTAAATTAGACGGCATAGAAGATAATCCAATTGCCTTTGTTGTTACAATGTGGGTAAAACCTCAAACAACACAACAAATGGTGACAATCGGAAAGCCAGACGGTACTGAAACATGTATTTTATATAAAAGTTTTGACACCACTATCAATCCAGAATTTGATGGTAAAAGTTTTAACTTATAAGAATTAGTCGTTGACGACAATTATGGTAGGCATACTGGACGAGGGTGCGAATCCCTCCAGCTCCACCATAAACACATTTACTGAGTGTGCTTATGATGGGGCTGAATTAGGAATCGACAGGTGTTGAGAAAATTGTAAGAGATTAATAGGTGGCAACCTTTCATGCTAATTAAACGCAAACGATAATAACTTTGCATTAGCGGCCTAGTCGCTTAGGGTTTTGTGGATTGTACCTCGTAACAGAATCAATCCACGCTTTACATTTTAATTAATAAGTGATATATTATACAACATGAACAGTAAAGAATTTAGTTTAATTATAGAGGGTGTAGTCAGAGAAAAGAGACCTATCACTTACATGGATGCCATATTATGGTATTGTGAAGAAAATAAAATCGAAGTGGAAACAGTCGGCCGATTGATTTCTAAAGCACTAAAAGAAAAAATACAGGTAGAATGTACAACAGCGAATCTACTTAAATTGCCAGAGGCAGGAAAGTTACCGTTATAATGAATATACAATTAATTGACAAAATGGGTAGTGACCTTTCAGTTGTAAATGCAGCTCGTGTTTCGTTTTCAAAAAGAAAAGATGTTATTGACCAAGGTGATGAGAAGTTAATCAAGTATCTTGCAGACCATGACCATTGGTCGCCATTTGGACATACTACCTTACAGTTTTTAATTAAAGCACCTGTGTTTGTTGCAAGACAATTAGTAAAACACCAGGTTGGTTTAGTGTGGAATGAAGTCAGTAGGAGATATGTTGATTCGGAACCAGAGTTTTATCTGCCATTCATATGGCGTGGTAAACCTGAAAATAAAAAACAAGGTTCTAGTGATAAAGAAATTGAATATGACATTTCATCTACAATGCAATTTGTAAAAGAAACATATAACAATCTCTTGGATAAAGGTGTTGCTCCTGAAATGGCAAGAATGGTACTACCACAAAATATGATGACAGAGTGGTACTGGACAGGTTCACTTATGGCTTTTGCTAGAGTGTGTAATTTAAGAAATAAACCTGATTCACAAGAAGAAACAAGAATGGTAACTCAACAAATGGCAAGACATTTACTTGACCATTTTCCAATAAGTGCAAAAGAATTATTAGATGAACAGAGGATCCTGTTAGACCAGAATTAACTCTTGGTTTTCGTATCATGCATGGTCGAAAAATATTTGGTCTACAATATGAAAATGAAATTGAAGCAATTGTTTGTGTAGCATTTTGTCCTGAAGTACCATTTACTGTTAGAGAAATGGATTACATGTCACAGGCTGCCAATCAAGATGGTCAACGAGGAGATATTTTAGTTGCATATACTGTATGGTCAAGAAAAAGAGGTGCAGGTAAAGAGATTATTAAAAAACTTGGCGAGTGGTCTAAAGAAAACAAATTTAGTAGATTAGTTACACTATCACCACTTACACCAATGGCAACACATTTTCATATTAGAAATGGTGCTAAACAGGTACATATAAATGATGAAACACAAAACTTTGAATACAAAATAAATGACTAGAGATATATTTGAAAGTGTAATAGATGTAGGTAGTGGTTTTATATTAGCTGTTCTTATACAATTATTAATATTTCCATTATTCGATTTACACCCTAGTATTTTTGATAGTATGGGTATTGCTTTAATATTTACCGTGGTGTCTATGACAAGGTCAGCATTATGGCGTAGATATTTTAGAAGAAAAAGAATATGATGTATGGTGGATTTGATGTATTTAAAACATATTTGGCAGTCAAAAATCATTTCACCTCTGACTACGACTATTTCAAATATGGTGGTAGGGTTACAGCAAAGTTGGAAAGCTTTACGAAACGGTCAGATAGGTATTTTTTTCATAAACTATCTAAAAGATATAATGAGCGAGATATCTTGGATTATTTTGTTAGTAATTTTGCTGTTGATAGTCATAAGTGGATTGGGAGTGTCATAAACAATGAAGGTGCTGAAAATTTTACCAAGTTTAGAAAATACAAAGATGGCTTTGACTACCATTTTCGCAACGATTGTGTGGCTATTCGTAATGACCTTGACAGTAGGTCTATTCTTTTTAATGATGGCTTTAATGTGGTTAGCGGACAACATCCTAGAATTCTACGATTACTACTCAGAAAAAAAATTCACCTCCAGACCGCCATCATTCTTGATACAACACTATCGTTTAGTAAGGTATGGGATAAAGAGATTACGGAAAAAGTTGTATGGCCGAAAATTAAACACACACTCAATAAACTCCGACCTTTTGTGATGTATAATGAAACACAAGTGAAATTGATTATGAAGGAGGTATTTGTGAATGAATAAAGAAGAAGTATATAGAAAGTTAGATGATAAAATTAAAGATTTAAAATCAACAAGGGTATATAAAAAGATTACACCAAAAGGTGACCTATCTTGGTATATCAAATGGGTATCTAGTGTATTCATAATTATGGGTATGGCATTAACAAGTGCAAACATATTTCCAATGAATATTATTGTTCATGGTATAGGTGTTACAGGTTGGTTAGTTGTAGGTATGTTATGGCATGACCGTGCATTAATCTTCCTAAATGCAGTTGCTATTTTCGTATATGCAACTGGACTATTAAACCATTATTATGGGAGTTAAAATGAATAAAATAAAACAATTTTGGGTTAAGTCTTATCAATCAGATAAGATAGCATTTTACCTAGAACTTACAAGTTTTGTATTTACAGTTGGTGCCAGTATGACACTAGCTCTAACTGCTGACAATCCAGATATGACAATTGTTTATCCTGGTTTCTTTATCGGTAGTTTGACGGCCACATATGCTCACTATAGAAGACAGTTAGCATGGCCTATGATATTAGTAGGTTACTTTTCATTAATGAATGTCTTTGGTTATGGGGTTGCAATTGGCTGGTGGTAGAGTATTCTGTATTGGCAATGGTGAAAGTCGAAAAGGTTTTGATTTAGAAATATTACGACCTCACGGCACCATTTATGGGTGCAATGCAATATACAGAGATTTTATGCCAGATGTATTAACAGGTGTTGACCATGGTATTATGCATGAGATATATCATGCTGGTATGGCACAAAAGATACCATGTTATTTTAGAGATTGGACTAAAGTGCCTGCTATGACCTATGAAACAATGATTTATGGTGGCATGGAGAAGTTAGAGGCTGAACAACATCTAAAAGAAATATTGGTATCTAATGAGAGAGTTAATGCACAAGAATATGTAATGCATGGTTCT